GTGATCCACTACTGCCCCAAATTCAGGAGGGACACACGATGATGCGGCTTGTGATCGACATTTACGATGGCGAGGACACGCAGGGCACAAAGGAGGCGGTGGCCATGCTGCTGGAGCCTCTGGGCCGCGTCCGGGTGGTGCAGATCATTGTTGACGGAAAGGAAGAAAAGCGATGAAGGTTACATTCACAGTCCCCGGCATTCCGGTAGGCAAGGGCCGTCCCCGATTTACGAAGGACGGCCACGCACACACCCCGCAGAAAACGCGGGACTACGAGGACAAGGTGGTCCAGTGCTGGCAGTGCCAGAGCGGAAAGGGATTTGCGGGCGGCATCCCGCTCAGGGTCACCGTCACGGCGTTCTTCACGGTGCCGAAAAGCACGTCAAAGAAAAAGGCCGCTGCGATGGACGGGACGCCCCACACCAAACGCCCTGACGCTGACAACGTGGCGAAGGTCATTCTAGACGCGCTGAACGGCCACGCCTACAACGACGATAGCGCAATCGCAGCTTTGACGGTGTGGAAGTATCAGACAACCGGAGCCTCCCGTGTGGAGGTCGCCATTGAGGAGGAAAAGTAATGGACGCTGTGGAGTATTTGAAAACATTGTGCAGAATGTGCCACTGCGAGTGCCTCAAATGCGAGTTTGGGAAAGCACGTAGAGGGTTTGAAACCTGCACTGTCTGGCAAAGAACCCACCCGAAGGAGGCGGTGGAAATTGCCGAAAAGTGGGCGAAGGAACACCCCGCCAAAACCCGCCAGAGCGAGTTTTTGAAGCTGTTTCCGGGAGTAGATGCTGATAAAACGGATGGCTGTCTGACTTTGAACCCTTGCATCATTTACCCGAAGATGCGAGAAGAGTGCTCTGGACAGCTGTGCCGTGAGTGCAAAAAGGAGTTCTGGCTTGCGGAGGTGGAGGAATGAACATGAAACTTGGATACATCGCGAAATACGATCTTAAACTGAACCCGCATCTTACAGAACCGTTCGTTTTCAAAGAGGCATCATTTACACGCCGCATTTCGAGCAAGGGCGACCGCGTGTACAGCAAACTGCTCTATCCGGTGGACTACGAGGAAATTGTGGAAAACGCGAACTTTATGCGCGACAATCCGTAGCTCATCCTCGTGCAGGAGCCGTTCTTACTGGACGATGAGCTGCGCAAAAAAGCGACTATGTGGGTTGAGTGGGCTAACAAGGCAGACCCAAGTGAGTATGACCTGCTTGCAAAGCTGGCAAAGCTGGAGGTGGAGGAATGACCCGTGAAGAGATTTTAGCCGCTGCCAAGCAGTGCGTGTGCGGAGGAAGGGAAACCGACTATGGAACGCCAGAGGACAGTTTCGGCCTGATTTGGCAATACTGGACGGTATACACCGGGCACATGATTACGGCGAAGGATGTTGCCATGATGATGGCGCTGCTGAAAATCGCACGAATTCAGGGCAACCGGGCAACGGGCGATTGCTTCGTTGACCTTGCCGGTTACGCTGCCTGCGGCGGGGAATTGGAGGACTGATATGCTTCATTTAGGCGATATAACAAAGATCCACGGCGGGGAAGCCCCCGTTGTGGACGTGGTGATCGGCGGCAGCCCATGTCAGGACCTTTCCATTGCTGGAAAGAGGGCAGGGCTTGCCGGGGTGCGTTCCGGCCTGTATATGGAGCAAATACGGATTATCAAGGAGATGAGAGAACGTGACAGAAGAATGGGGCGAACAGGTGAGTTTGTGCGACCTCGGTATATGGTCTGGGAAAATGTTCCCGGAGCCTTCAGCTCCAACGGAGGAAAAGACTTCGCAGCCGTCCTCGAAGAAGCCATCCGCATCGCAGAACCGGAAGCCCCCGATATTGAAGTGCCTGAAAAAGGTTGGAACACCTGGGGGGGATACCACGATGAAATGGGAGGACGATGGAGCGTGGCGTGGCGAGTGCTCGACGCGCAACACTGGGGAGTCCCCCAACGTCGCCGTAGAATCGCGCTTGTCGCAGATTTTGGAGGCGACACCGCATGGGAAATATCGTTTGAGCGGCAAAGCATGTCAGGGGATTTTGCGGAGAGCGGAGCGCGGGGGGAAGGCCTTGCCGGGGATTCTGAAAGAGGTGCTGGTGGAGCAGGCAAAGACGCCGGATCAGTAATCTGCCTCCAAGGGAACGCAATCGACCGGGCTGATACCGCCGGATGCAACGGAAAGGGCTGGAAAGAAGATGTCTGCTATACGTTGAACACCATTGACCGTCCGGCGATCTGCGCTGGGCCGAACTGCCTTACTCCGTGGGATTCTCAAAGCAAGCGGGTATACAGCGAAGCCGGTGTGATGCCAACGCTGCCAGCCGGAGAAAACAGCGGGCAAAATCAGGAAGCCGTACTGTGCGCCGGGTTTAAGTTGGGGAACAGCGAACAGGCCCGGAGCATCGGATACGCCGAGGAACAGGCCCCTACGCTGAATGCGGAGTGCGGAGGAAACAAACCGGCGGTGATGTGCCTGAACGATCAAGGCGGGAATGTGATGGGCGTGAGCCATGATGTTTCCGGGACGCTGAGAGCACAGGAGCATGGGCACCAGCCCTCCATTCTGGATATGAGCCACGCCTGCGACGTGATCCGGGACTGCGGCGAGGTAGCCCCCAGTCTGCAAGCCCGGATGGGAACCGGCGGCAACCAAATCCCGCTGACGTACCAGAAAACCACCGGGACTTTATCGCCCGGAGCACACGCAGGGAGCTATAACGGGCAGGATGCCTATAACGATATGCTGGTATGCGGAGCGACTGTACCGGATATTGCACACACGCTAAAGGCAAAAGCAAACTGCGATTTCCGGGAGGATTCGGAAACATACCCGGTGCAGAATCGAGTGGTTCGCCGTCTGACCCCGTTGGAATGCGAACGGCTTCAGGGGTTCCCGGACGGATGGACAGATATTGGAGATTGGGTTAAAACAGATAAACGTGGGCGCAAAATAAAAGTGAAAGGAAGTGCGGACAGCCCCCGGTATAAGGCACTGGGCAACTCCATCGCCCTGCCGCCGTGGAAATGGCTGTTGAAACGGCTGTGCGGCAACTACGAGCGGGATGCGACTATGGCGAGTTTGTTTGATGGGATCGGCGGTTTTCCGCTGATCTGGGAGCAGCTGAACGGCCGCGGAACGTGCCTATGGGCCAGCGAGATTGAAGAGTTCCCCATCGCTGTTACCAAACGGCGGTTTGGCACGGTAGAGGAACCGGGAGACATGGGGTGCTTTTTGTTCCCGTGTGGAAAGGATGAATTATGAGAGATACAAACCTCGTAAATGCGCTGCGTGAGCACGCAGAATGGGCACGAGCAAATGAGTGGGAAACGCCGATCACGCTGGGCGACGATCTGGCGGAAGCCGCTGATCGGATTGAAGCGCAGGCGAAAGAAATTGAGAAACTGCGGGGGCAGGTGCCCCACTGGATCCCGGTGGAGGAGCGGCTACCGGAGAATTTTCGGAAAGTGCTGTGTTGGGGTGAGTATTTCCGCTATGGAGACTTTAATGGAATGTTTGTAAATTACGCACTCGGATATCAAAACAACGGGCGCTGGGGCGGTGAAGTTGCCAATGGAACAAATGCTCGTGCTTTGGCGTGGATGCCGCTGCCGGAACCGCCGAAGGAGAAATAATGGAAAATGTTAATTGCCTGCGTTGCCACTTTAGGCATGAGGATAACGGGAACTGTACTGCGGTCGGCGGGTTCTGCACGGCGGTCCAGGCGGCGCACTGCCCGCTGCTGCGTCAGTATTTAGACACGGGCATGACGCCAGAAGCGTTTCAATCTTTTGTGGTGTTTTTTCAAGATTTAATTGGAAACCAAAAAGCCAGTGAGGCACTGGACAGGTTCCGCCAGCTGGCCAAAGCAGACAAGGACGGTCGGCTGGCTGTGCTGCCGTGCAAGGACTGGCTCGAGGGTGTCTTTGGGGATCAAGTTTTATTCTGGGGAATTGACAAAGACTATGTAGAGCAACCGATCAGGGAAATTTCCTTGGATGACGCAGACCGCATCGGATGGTATGACGGCTATAAAACCGTATTCCTGAAGGGGACAGACGAAAACGGCGAAGCATGGGAGTTTTATCCAGAGGAAATCGGCAAGACTGTGTTTCTCACCCGCGAGGCGGCGGAGAAAGCATTGGAGGCGATGAAGGATGGCAACGGTTAAGTGTGCGTTTGGCAAGAGAGGGCGCCCGTCCCACGAATGGAACGACGGCGAGAAAGACCGCATCTACTGCCTTGGATGGGTTGACCCCATGACGGATGCCCCATTGCCGGAGTGCGTAACTTGCCCTGATTTCGTGGACAAGGCACAGGATGACTTAGAGGCGTTTTATGGGAGGGAGGAAAGAACATGACGAAGCGTTTTTGTGATCTTTGCGGAAAAGAAATACACAATCTTCAGGACACTTATAGAGTCAGCGTGGAGAACAACGCTGACATCCACTACGCAAGCGACCCGAACATAGTGGATGTGGGGGAAATATGCCCTGCCTGCGCAAAGCGTATCCACCAGACTGTGCAAGAACTGAAACTGGAGGGCTGACAATGGCTGAATATAAAATCTGCTTTAGAGTGGCTGGGGCGTTTGGCACTCAAATCAGCTTTGAGGCAAAACCAGGCGTATCCTATGAGGACGCTGCGGCGTCTATTGACAAAGACAAACTGGCGAAGCTGCTGTGCCTCGACACCTTGGGCTACTCCGCAAAGGACATCGAGATTATCACGCCGGAACAGTACGAGGCGGAATTCGGAGGAAATGAAGATGGCTGAATATATTGAACGAGAAACTGCCGTAAAAGCGGTGATGGCGGCGAAATGGGTGGACGGTTCCGACGGTGCCATGGCAATGGAGATTGTTGCCTCGCAAGCAGCCGCCGACGTGGCCACGGTGGTGCATGGGTGGTGGAACGCGGACGAAACTTGCTCAGTATGCGGGGAGAAGTCAACGGAAGGACTGGATGCAGTGAAGTGGGACTATTGGCTCCCTGACTACTGCCCCCACTGCGGGGCGATAATGGACGGAGGTGCTGACCATGAGGCTGATTGACGCAGAGTTATTGGAAGAACAGTTTGGAATTTCCGATGCAGATATTTTAGCAAAAGAAGAAATCCGATTCGCCCCCACCGTGGATGCCGTAGTTGTGACGCGGTGCAAGGATTGTCGGTCATACAACAAACCGAAAACGGGATGGTGTGAAGTCCATCTCGACCGTAAACATCCAGACGATTTTTGCAGCTACGGCAAGAGAAAGGATGGCGGGGATGGCTAAACAATCCGCTTATTTGCAACGGCGGGACGCGCAGTTGGATGCGGTCTTTTGGGCCGGTGCTGCGATGGCAGCGCAGTTTGCCGTTGACACTTTGCAGATGACCATGCACCAGAAGGAAGGCTGGGGGTATGATCGCATTATGCGCGTCACGCATGAGTGGATGGAGACCCAGCGGGAATACAGGCCTGCCTTAAACTGCAAGGACCCGGAGGCAGACGTCCGGCAGGTGCACATGGACCGGGTGCTGGCGGAGATTATCCGGGACAAGGCGAAGTTGATCCCGTTCCCGGACAGATACAAGGATCTGAAAAAGGTCCGTTATGGGAGGTAACTATGCAGAAGGAAGATATATCGCTCCTGCGCATCTATGCAAAGAATGATATGAATTGCGTGAAAACCGCAAAGGAGATGGATATTCACCACAACAGCGTGATCTATCGGCTTGGCAAGATCAAGACGGAAACCGGGCTGGACGCGCGGAAGTTCTGGGACTTGGTGAAACTGCTGGAAATGGAGGAATCATGAAACTTGGACAGGTGGTTCGGGCCAGATTCAAGTCCATACCGTCGCAGCTGGAGCGGCAGCACCCAACGTATGAGCAGATGTATCCGTTCCGGCGCGGAGAGGTAATTTACATCCACCCAAAGGGCCGGTTTGTCAGCGTGCGGACAGAAACGGCGGGAGGCCCTGTTGTAGAGAATTTCCGGCTATGCGAGGTGGTTACGTGAGTACATTCCCGGAACGGCTGCGGAAGTTAAGGGAATCTGAGCGGCCTGCTAAAAGCATGAGAGTGAAAGCGGAGCTGATTGGGATCGGGCATGATACGCTGCGGAAGTACGAAACCGGGGAGAACGAACCGGCTCTCAGCCAATTGAAGCTGATAGCGAATCATTACCACGTCAGCTTGGATGAGCTTGCATGGGACGAGGGCGAGCGAGAGAGTAAACCTTTATAGTATCGCAAAAAAAATTGGTCTTTGCCCCCAATTCGGGGCAAGCGTAGAAAAATATGTGTCAGAATGAGGGTGCGGGGTTATATCCGTATCCTCATTCTTTCCATCCATCCTTTCTTTCCTCCTGACCCCGGCATCCGCCGGGGATATGCAGACGTAGCTCAGTCGGCAAGAGCATTTCGCCAATAATGAAAATGTCGCAGGTTCAAGTCCTGCCGTCTGCACCATGGCGGGGAGCGTTTCGGGTGATGTGTCCTCGCTCCAAGAATATATAAGCTGCGGCCTGTAAAAGCAGCTCATCTCCGGCAACTGGTACTTGCCCTTGATGCCCCGGTGCAATTCCGGTTGGGCATAGGACCCCTCGCACCTCTCAACGATGTGTCCCAGGAGGGACATTCACGGCATAGGTGCCCCGCAAGGGGAGACCACAGCGAGTGACGGGGACTTTCCCCGAAGCGCTAAAGCAGGGCAGGACTGCAATGCCGTGCCAGATAGCGGCTCGTGTCTTTGGGCACGGAGGTTATGCAAACCAATCTTGACGGCTGGAAGAGACAGCGTGTATGCCCCTCAAAATCGAAGGCTTGCGCTTATGCGTGGGGTAATGGTAGAGACTGCGGGGCGGGTAAAGTCTGCTATGTAAGGCCAAGGGGGTGGGGGCTGGTAGCAAAACAGGAGGATGGCATGGAAATCACAAAGCGGCGGCTTGCGGATATTGTGCCGTATGCCGCAAACGCAAAAAAGCATGATAAGCGGCAAATCAACAACGTTGCGGAGAGCATCAAGCAGTACGGATTCGTACAGCCGATTGTGATTGACCGTGACGGCGTGATCGTAATCGGGCATTGCCGCGCTCTGGCGGCGAAGAAGCTGGGTATGGAAGAAGTACCGTGCGTCTGCGTGGACGATCTGACACCGGAGCAGGTGAACGCCCTGCGGCTGGTGGATAACAAGAGCAACGAGAGCGATTGGGACTTTGACCTGTTGGCTGATGAACTGCCCGGTCTTGACCTGTCGGCGTTTGACTTTGAATGGGGTCTGCGTGATGAACTGAACGATTCCGTTGTCGAGGATGATTATGAACCTGTCATTCCGGCGGAGCCGAAGAGCAAGCTGGGCGATGTATACCAGCTTGGAGACCATCGCCTCATGTGCGGAGACAGTACATCTCTGACTGATGTACAAAAGCTTGTGGGGGGGGCACAAATCGATCTTCTTCTCACCGATCCTCCGTACAATGTGGACTATCAGGGCACCGCCGGTAAAATCAAGAACGATAACATGGAAGATGCAGCCTTTAGGCAGTTCCTGACGGATGCTTTCTCCAATGCAGCGATGGTTATGAAACCCGGCGCTCCGTTCTACATCTGGCATGCAGACAGCGAGGGGTATAACTTCCGTGGTGCGTGTAAAGATTCGATGCTGCGCGTCCGGCAGTGCCTGATTTGGGTGAAGAATTCCCTCGTAATGGGGAGACAGGATTTCCAGTGGAAACATGAACCTTGCCTGTACGGTGAGAGCGAGATTGAAGAGGATGCGCATGAGCCTTGCCTTTACGGATGGACGGAAGGCAAGAAGCACTACTTCTTCAAGAACCGCAGGCAGACAACTGTGCTAAATTTCGATAAGCCTGTCAAATCTGCGGAGCATCCGACCATGAAGCCGATTAAGCTGTTTGATTACCAGATGCAGTGTTCTAGTAAGCCGGGTGAGAATGTACTTGACCTGTTTGCTGGCTCCGGCACAACGATCATGGCAGCGGAGCAGAATGGCAGACACGCTTTCTGCATGGAGTATGACCCGAAGTATGCAGACGTCATTGTTGACCGGTGGGAGAAGTTCACCGGAAAGAAGGCGGTGCTTCTGCATGACTGATGCTCAGGCGACTGCACGAAGGATGTTGAAGAAAAACCATCAGTATTTATCCACACAGCAAATGAAAACACTGAACGGGCTGATTAAGTCCGGCGATATTACAGGGGCCATGAATGGCCTGCATACATTGGTGGCAAGAAATCTGACTGCGAGAAAGAAATCTCTGGCATGATCGAATCTTAAGGAATGGAGGGGTGGAAGTGGCACGGACTGGAAGACCGAAAAAGGTAATAAATCAAAAGCTGTTTGAGAACCTATGTGGCATCCAGTGCACGGAAGCAGAAATCTGCGGAGTGCTTGAGTGCAGCGCGGACACCCTGAATCGATGGTGCAAACGGACGTATAAAATGACTTTTGCGGACACATATAAAAGCAAGAGTCAGGTAGGAAAGTCGAGCCTGCGGAGAGCGCAGTGGAAACTGGCCGAAAAGAACGCAAGCATGGCTATTTGGCTGGGGAAACAGTACCTTGAGCAAAAAGATATTGTGGAGCAGAACGTCAATGCGGACGGTGTCAAGGTGATTATCGATGTCTGATATTCTCTTGTCAGAAAAGATCGGCCCTGCGTTTTATAGCATTGCACATGACATTTTTAGGCATGGGCATACGCACTACGATTTTAGCGGCGGGCGTGGCTCACTGAAATCCTCCACAGTATCAATTCTTGTACCGCTTTTGCTGGTTGGCAATCCGGGAACGCATGCGCTTGTGTTGCGCAAGGTGGCAAATACAATCCGCGATAGCGTTTATGCACAGTATATCTGGGCAATCGGCGAGCTGGACATGGCGGCGTATTGGGAAGCGAAAGTATCCCCGATGGAGCTGATCTATAAGCCGACAGGCCAGAAGATCATGTTTCGCGGCGCCGATGACCCCATGAAGATCAAATCTATCAAAGTCCCGTTTGGCTATATCGCCGTGACGCACTTTGAGGAAAAAGACCAGTTTGCCGGACGCGCGGAAATCCGAACCATTTTGCAGTCCACCATGCGCGGCGGCTCGATGTTCTGGAATTTTGAAAGCTATAACCCACCTATCTCGCGTGACAACTGGGCGAACAAGGACAGTTTGGAGGAGCGGCCTGATCGCTTGTGTCATAAGTCTACGTATCTGCAAGCACCGCCGGAGTGGTTGGGAGAACAGTTTCTTGCAGAAGCGGAACACCTGAAAGAGACGGACGAGCGAGCATATCAGCACGAATATCTCGGTATCCCGGTAGGGACCGGCGGAAATGTGTTTGACAAGCTGGAACTGCGGGAGATTACCGATAAAGAAGTCAAGAGTTTCGACCGCATCTATCAGGGAGTGGACTTCGGCTGGTTCCCAGACCCGTTTGCTTTTATCCGGCTGCATTATGATCGGGCGCGAGAGACCATTTATCTGCTGGACGAGATTTACCAAAACAAATTATCCAACGAGCAAAGCGCGACCATGATTAAGCAGCGCGGATATAACAACATTAGAACGATCTGCGACAGCGCCGAGCCGAAGAGCGTTGCTGATCTCCGCGCAATGGGGCTACCTGCGTATGAAGCGGTCAAAGGCCCCGGCTCTGTGGAATATGGCATGAAGTTTTTGCAGCGGAGAAAGATTGTTATTGATAGGCGACGCACACCGCACGCTTACGATGAATTTGTTGGATACGAATACGAACGAAACAAAGACGGTGACATTATCAGCGGATACCCAGACGCGAACAACCACTTGATTGACGCGACTCGATATGCGTTGGAGCCTGTCAGCCGCAGAATGGGAGTTATTGCATGAGCAGTGCAGTTATCCAAAAGTTAAAAGAACTTGGCTATACAACGATCTCTGAAGAGTTTTATGGGCAAGTTGATCTGTGGGAATCGTGGTACGTTGGTAAAGTGAAGGGATTCCACCAGTACCGCAGATATAACGGCCACAAGTGGACTAAACACAATAGAGCAACGCTCAGCATGGGGAAAAAGGTCTGCGAGGACTGGGCGAACCTGCTCATGAACGAAAAAGTCAAGATCACGCTTGAGGGCAAAAAGGAACAGGATTTCATTGATCGCGTTTTGGCGGAGAACAATTTCACCGTCAAAGCTAATGAGATGCAGGAGATGAAATCCGCACTGGGGACGGTGGCATATATCCCCCGCGTGACTGGGCAGGGCGTGACGGATTCCGGCGAGATCATCCCCGGTGACGCGTCCAGCATTGCGATTGATTATGCCACGATGCATGACATTTACCCACTTGCATGGCAGAACGGCTTTATTTATGATTGCGCTTTTACTTCCAGGGTTACGCGAGACGGAAAGGATTATGTGTATTTCCAGATTCACCGCAGAGCGAATGATGGGACGTATGTAATCGAAAACCGAATTTACCGATACCAGAACGAGCAACTGTCCGATGAAGATTTGAAGAATGTTTCCGGGTTTGAGCGCATTCCCCCTGTGGTATACACCGGAAGCAATAAACGGCAGTTTGTAATTGACAAGCCGAACATTGCAAACAACTTCAATTATCTTCTGCCTGTTGGCATTTCCGTTTTTGCAAATTCCATTGATGTTCTTCGCGGCGTTGATACTGCGTACGACTGCTACGTCAATGAGTTTGAAAACGGCCCCATGATGATGATGGTCAAAATGCCAGCGACAAAGTATGAAGACGGTGAACCGACACTGGATGACGATGACAGGCGGTTTTACCTGCTCCCAGAAGATACACAGCAGGGGAGCGTTGTTGAGACCGTTGCACCGGAACTTCGGACGGCTGCGCTGAATGTCGGCCTGCAAGACCAACTCAATATGCTTTCCAGCAAATGCGGGTTCGGTGAAACCTATTATCGATTCGATGGCGGCAGCATGGCAACGGCCACGCAGGTAATCAGCGAGAATAGTACCATGTTCCGCACGATCAAAAAGCATGAAGTCATTTTGGAAAGTGCTCTGGTTGAGCTTTGCAGGGTCCTTCTGCGGCTCGGTAATAAGGCGCTGGGTGCAGGGCTTGATGAAAATGTTGAAATCAGCATTGATTTTGATGATTCCATCATTGAGGACAAGCAGAGCGAATTTGCCCGCGACCTGCAAATGCTCAACGCAGGGATTATGAACGCCTGGGAATTCCGGGCAAAATACATGAACGAGGACGAAGCCACCGCAAAGGCAGCGCTGCCAAAGGCACAGGACATGGTGACCGAGGAAGAAACGGAGGTCGAGTAATGGGATTTGGAGAAAATACTGGGACTTTTGGGGTTGTGAAAAATGAGCCGGTATCCATTTACACCGGAACTACTTGATGCGCTCCCAGAGGATCTGGCAGAACTGTTCCGGGCACTTGAACTCGTATTGCTGGAAGAAATCTGCTCACGGCTTAAAGCTGCGGATGAACTGAACGAGGTAACGGTGCAGGACATCCGGGCGTTGCGGTCCCACGGCATCGACCTAAAGGAAATCAAGAAAGCAATCCGCGAGACTTCCGGCATCAGCAAAACTAAGCTGGACAAGCTGCTGGGCGATGTGGTCGCAAGGAACCAACAGTATTACACCGATATGATTGACCTTGCGCATATCACCCAGCCTGAGACACTGGTTGACGCTGCGGAAGTGGCGGCGATTAGGACGCAGACACTTGATACATTCCACAATCTGACCGCATCCATGGGCTTCCTGGTGGACGCTGGGCGTACAATGCTCCCACCTGCCAAAGCGTACCAATGGGCACTTGACAACGCAGCGTTGCAGGTGCAAAGCGGTGCAATCAACTACAATCAGGCGATTAAAACGGCTGTGAAGGAACTTGCGGATAGCGGTCTGAAAGTGGTTGACTACGAAAGCGGCCATCAAGATCATATCGATGTTGCCGTGCGAAGAGCCGTAATGACCGGCGTATCTCAAATCTGCGCCAAGTATACGGAGCAATCTGCAGAATATCTGGATACACCCTATTTTGAAGTTTCGGCCCATGTTGGCGCACGAGATAAGCCGGGACCGTCACCGTGGTCATCGCATAAGGATTGGCAAGGGAAGGTATACAGCGTCCGCACCGGGGACATTTACCCGAGCATTTATGACGTTTGCGGCCTGGGCGCTGTTGACGGTCTGGAAGGGGCCAACTGCCGCCACAGGCGGTTCCCATGGGTTGAGGGCGTGTCCGATCGCACTTACACGGATGAACAGTTGGAACACATTGACGATGGCCACGGATGCACGTTTGATGGCAAGGATTACACGGCATACGAGGCAACCCAGATGCAACGCCGTATTGAGCGGACGGTTAGAAAGCTAAAGCGCGAAAAAGCCGCCTACAAGGCCGCAGGATTGCATGAAGATGAGACTGCGGTAAACATACGGCTACGGAGGTTAAACGCTAAATACAAGGCGTTCAGCGCGGAAGCTGGCCTTCCGGAGCAACCGGAGCGGATGCGCGTTTATTTCACAGATGATGCAACAATCAAAGCGGCAAATTCCGTGAAAACGCAACGTGCAGAAGTGGCAGCGGCTAATGCTAAAGACGATAGCGACACTCTTGAGTTTTTCGGCGCAGACGCAAGAGATAACTTGAATTCTATTGTAAAAAGACGTACAATGAAGTTGGAAAACGGCTTTGCCTGCTTCCCGGACGGCGACCCGCTAAACGAAAACGTTAAACGGGTAAAACCTCTTAAAACGTATTTTGACGTTGCTATGCACGGAAGCCAGACGGCAGTCGGATTCGGTACAAAAGAACTCAATATGTCACCGCGCTTACTTGCCGCAGTCATTCGGCATAGTAAAGGGTGGGATGGCCAGAAAGTTCGTTTGCTATCTTGCAGCACAGGCGCACGTATGGAAAACGATTATTGCTTTGCAGAAGAGCTGGCAAATGCGCTTGGCGTTGAAGTGAAAGCCCCAGATGATGTGCTCTTTATTTCCAGTGCTGGCGTACTGAAAGTAGGAACACATGGGGAAGGGCATATTTTGCTGTTTGCCCCAAATCAAAGAGGAAGGAGAAAGTGACATGGATTTCGGTTTTTTTAAAGGATTGCCATACAAGAATTCTATTGAGAATTTTGAAGACTATAAGAAATACAAAAATAGTATCCCAAAAGAATCGATTTTAAGCCACATTTCCTCCCTTGATGCCGGGCTGACATCGCTGCCCAGTTTTGATATGTTTACTGGCGAAGAACTTCACGCGGGTATGTTTTGGGACGGTAAATTCACCTTCCCGTATGAGTTCCTGCATTACTACAAGAATTATGACATTGGCATCCCATATGAGTACGAGGCGTACTTGAAAGAAATTGGGGTGGGCTAATGGATGATAAATTGATGCAGGCCATCGAGGCTATTATCCGGCGCGGCAATGACGCGGAGATCCGGCGCAAGGGTGACGGGTACATCGTGTTAGAGGTCAAGAAAACAATCAAATATTCAACTCCCGCGTAATTGGGCGCGGGAAAGGGCAATAGGAGCCAGCTACTGAGGTTTTCTCGGTGGTTGGCTTTTTTGTTGTAATACGCAGTGGGGAATGACGCTGTGGAATAAAGGAGAATAAAAAATGGCAGACGAAATTAGGACTTTTGATGAAATACTGGCTGACCCCACCTATAAGGCGGAGTTCGACAGGCGAATCACAAAGGCGCTTTCGACTGTTCAGAGCAAGCTGGACGCGGAAGTGGAAAAAAACAAGCAGTTTTTAGCAAACGGCAACGCGGAAACGGACGCACTCAAAAAGGAGATCGAGGGCTACAAGTCCAAGATTGCCGATTATGACTACGCAGACGTTATCCGTAAAACGCTTTCTGAGAAAGGCGTGAAGTTTAGCTCTAAAGCTGCCGAGAAGGCGTATTTGGCAGACCTGAAAGCAAAGCATCTTGAGATCAAAGACGGCGCGCTTGATGGGTTTGACAAATGGCACGAGGAACAAGTCAGCGCCGATCCGTCCGCGTTTCAGGATGGCGTAAAAATTGACTGGTCCGCTGCCGTTGGCGGCGGTGAAAAGAAAACTGACACCAATGCCGCGATGAACAATCTGATTCGCGGCGCACTCAAGTAACAAAAAGGAGAATATAACATGGCAAGTATTGATCGTTCCGCACTTTCTGGCCTGATCCCGGAACCCGTAACCCGCGAGATCATGCAGGGCGCTATCGCCGAATCTGCCGTTCTGCGCATGGGCCGCAGACTGGCAAATATGTCCAGCAAGACGCAGACCATCAACGTGCTTGACGCACTTCCCTCCGCGTACTTTGTCAACGGCGAAGCTTCTGACAGTGGCGCTGGTGAGGCATTCAAGCAGACCACCAAGATGGCGTGGGACAAGAAGAAGCTGTACGCCGAGGAGATCGCTGTTATCGTCCCCATCCCCGAGGCTGCACTCGATGACGCTGACTATGACATTTGGGGCGAGGTTAAGCCCAGACTGACCGAGGCATTCGGCAAGGTCATTGATTCCGCTATCCTGTTTGGCACGAACAAGCCCGGCACTTGGCGTGAAGGCGTTGTCCCTGCTGCCATTGCTGCTGGCAACGGTGTCCCTGTGAGCAATAGTGTGTTCGATGACATTATGGGCGAAGGAGGCTTGATTTCCAAGGTCGAGCTGGACGGCTTCAACCCCAACGGCGTAATGTCTGCAATCCAGATGCGCGGCAAGCTGCGTGGCCTGAAAGACACCACTGGCCAGCCCATCTTCAAGACCGATATGCAGGGTGCTACCAGATACGGCCTTGATGGAATGGATATGTACTTCCCCATGAACGGTGCGTTCGACCCTGCGCAGGCGCAGATGATCGTTGGCGATTGGAGTCAGCTCGTCTATGCCATTCGCCAGGATATGACCTTCAAGGTCTTTACCGAGGGCGTGATTCAGGACCCCGCCACGAAGGACATCGTCTACAACCTCATGCAGAACGATATGGTTGCACTGCGCGCTGTCATGCGTCTTGGCTGGGAGATTGCAAACCCCATCAACGCTTACAACGCAGAAAAGGTGAACCCGTTCCCCTTCTCCGTTTACGGCAAGGGCGGTGCTATTTCCACCGTTGCTGTGTCCCCTGCTACCGCCACCGTAAAGAAGGGCGAGAGCAAACTGTTTACCGCCAAGGTTGACGGTGAGGGCATCATCAACGGCGAGGTTGAATGGTCTCAGGATGGCACTAAGAGCAAAATCAGCGATGAGGGCGTCTTGACTGTCTCCGCTACCGAAACCAAGGGTAGTATTACCGTTACCGCCAAGTCCAAGCAGGACGGTACAAAGACCGGCACTGCCACTGTCACTGTTTCTGGTTGATTTGAAAGGAGCTGACCCAATTGACATACGCTGATTACACATACTACTCCGGTGTCTATATGGGCACTGTAAGCAGTGGGGATTTTCCGCGTCTGGCTGTCCGGGCCAGCTCCTTCCTCGATTATTTCACGCAGAACCGAGCCAAGGACAACGTGGATCTGGATGCGGTAAAGATGTGCTGCTGTGCGCTGGTTGACAAGTACGCGGTTATCGAAGCCGCGCAGGCGCTTGCAATGAAGAACCTTGCGACTGCTGCCGCTAATGACGCAGAAGTCAAAAGCGAAACGGTGGGCGGTTATTCCCGCACACTTGCGACCGGCGGCGAATCTGCCGTTTCCGCACTGAACGCTACGGATGGAGCAAGAAAGCTGCTTGCAGAGACCTGCATGGAGTATCTCGCCCATACTGGCTTGCTGTACCGAGGGAGGGGGTGCGGATCATGTACGCTCCCCACACTGTAACGATCTACAATCCGGTCAAAGAAACCGACAAGGAGACGTTTCAGGAACCGCAAAAGCTGTATGTGACCGTACTTCGTGGCGTGATGCTGCAAGCGTCTAAGGCGGTTAACGTGCGCGAGAGCGGCCTTGCCGGAGCGGATGCGGTTGACCTCTACATCCCGTTTGGCGTGGAAGCTGTGGACGGCTTTACCGGCAAGGTGAAAACCTATGCCGGTCCGCAGCGGTTTTACGCTGCAGAGGACAAAACCGACCTGTGGACGCTTTCTGTCAAAGGCAACGGCGGGACAACGTTTTTCATCAAAGGCGAGTTTGTGACAGACAATGAAACTGTGGCGCTGGCTCAGGACAACTGCTACACCGTGACCAAGGTTGACGAAAAGGACTTTGGCAGCGTTGATATGCAGCACTGGCAGGTCGGAGGCGTGTGATATGGCGTTGAAATTCTCCGTTCAGACGGACGGCATGGACGCTGTAAAAGAGGCCATTTCCAGGGGCTGTGATCGCGCAGAACACGTTCTGGCGTTGCAGGTCGCAAAAGATACCGCTCCGTTTGTGCCTATGCTCACAGGCTCTCTTAGGACGCGTACAAAGGTAACGGGAAACACGGTTGTTTATCCAGGGCCGTATGCCAGATATCTGTACTACGGCAAACTGTACGTTGACCCGCTGACCGGAAGCGCTTATGCGCGGAAAGGAGTTACGAAGGTTCCGGCGGTGCCGGAAAAGAATTTGATTTTCCACAGAGCCGGGACCTGCTCCCATTGGTTTGAAGCATCCAAGGCACAGAACATGGAGAAGTGGATGCGTGTAGCAGAAAAGGCGGTGAAGCGTGATCTCTAAAGAAAAACCTGTAATGCTGGCATCCAGCAGCGAAAAGGCAGACCTTGACCGCCTGATGCTGATTTGGGCAAACCGTTTCCCCGGTATTCCGGAGAATGTGGATCTGATCAAATACGAGTATTTCGCGGCGAAAACGGTAGGCATGGCGCTTTCCTCCGTTCAAGGGGCCGTTATCACCAAGAAGTATATCTGCGGTGGATATCAGGCGGAGTATTCGTTTGAAATCCACTACCAGATTGCGCCACCCGGCAAGAGCGACGATACGCGCTTGAAGGCGGTTGAGGTTTTAAACAAATTTGCGGACTGGGCGCAGATGCAGCGACCGGACATTGGAGAGGGCAGGCGCGCCCTCCGCGTTGAGACGTCTGCGTTTGCATCGTATCTCGGCGCGACAAGCGACCAATACGAGGACTACATGGTCCCGCTAAAACTGATTTACGAGGTGAATGTATAATGGCAGATTTAACTTTTGCGACGCCCGAAGGTCAGACCATTGACCGCGAGCTTTTGATCGCGTATCTGAATACCGGCTCTAAGGAATCTCCCACTTGGAGCGCCATCGGTAAGCGTGTGGAGGATTCCAGCGAAGAGATGGACTGGGGTCAGGAGAGCAAGCAGGACATCCTGGGCAACACCTTCACCACCATGAAGAAGCCCGTTATTTCCCAGACCTTTGATCCCATCCCGCTGGATGCCGGTGACGCTGCTGCGGTGAAGATGTGGAACCTTGCCGTCAAGGATCATGACGCGCAGGCTCTTGCCAATCAGGATATGATGATTGGACACTTCTACGCTACGTCAGGCGAGGCGAAGTTTGCCGAGCGGTATGATTCCTGTGCTATTGCCGTGACGGGCATCGGCGGCGACGGTGGCGGTACGCTCAACATCACGAGTGAGATCACCTACGGCGGCAATCGTACCCTGGGCACCATTACCAAGGATACCAGTGGTGTGACCTTTACGGCAGGGGCTTAAAAACAAAGGGGCGGGCGCAAACCCGCCCCAATTTCGGAGGCTATTATGAAAGACCTGATTTTCGATACCGGTTTAGTTACCTACAACATCAACGGAAAATGCGAATTCTCTTTTAACCCCACCGACAGCGCCTTTGTGGAAAAGCTGTTTAATGCCTTTGATATCCTCGACAAGAAGCAGGATGCGTACAAGGCAGAGGTGGAAAAGACCGCCAACAAGCGGGAAGTTTTTGAAACCGCCCGGAAGATGGATGAGGAAATGCGCGAGATCATCAACGATGTGTTCGGCTTTGACATTTGCTCTGCCCTGTTTGGCGAGATGAACGTATATGCGCTGGCGGACGGCCTGCCTGTGTGGGCGAACCTGATGCTTGCCATCATGGATGAGGTTGACACCACCTTTGCCCGTGAGCAGAAAGCCACCAACCCCCGCGTGAGCAAGTATACGAAGAAGTACCACAAATGAGGTACGATCTGCCGACTGCCGTAGAGGTAAACGGCACTGAGTACCAGATACGCTCTGACTATCGCGATATCCTAACGATCATTGAGGCACTGTCTGACGCTGAGTTGTCGGAGGAAGAAAAGGCCGAGGCCATGCTTGACATTTTCTATCCAGACTTTGCGGAAATGCCGCAAAGCGACTACGAGGAAGCGATCAAGCAATGCGCAAAATTTATCAACTGCGGCGAAGAGCAGCGTGAGGAAAAGCGTGGGCCAAAGCTGATGGATTGGCAGCAGGACTTTCCCCTGATCGTTGCCCCAGTCAACCGCGTTCTGGGACAAGAAGTCAGATCCGTTGAGTATCTGCACTGGTGGACGTGGGTATCCGCGTATCAGGAAATCGGGGATTGCACTTTTGCCCAGGTTGTGGGAATCCGCAATAAAAAGGCAAAGGGGAAGAAACTGAATAAAAGCGAACAGGAGTTTTACAAGCAGAACCGGCACCTGGTTGACTTCAAGCGGCAGTATACGGAACAGGACGAGGACGTTATCAGCAAATGGATATGAAAACCGCCCTCCGGAGAGGGCGGCAGGTGCATTAAATGTTTTTCATAGCTTTTGCGATTTCTTTCGCCTGTTGACGCATGGCATCGGATTTGTTTTGCTCCATAGCCGAAATTACGGAGTCTCTGAAAACGCCAGGTGACTTTGTACTTGTAAACAAAAACCGATCAGATGAAGTGTCAATTTGCAATGCTCCATATTTATACTCTCGCCATGACGATTTTACAGACACACCGTTTATCTTGTTAATTGGCACATCTACTGAAATCTTTTTCGGTACTGAAACGCGAACAATGAGGCGTTTGTTTGTCAAAACAACATGGTTCATGGTCAGCCGGAAAATTTCGTATAAGACCGGGAATGCAAAGACCCAAGGGACAAAAAACCATACGTCCTCCATTTGCATTAAAGAAGCCTTGCACACGGAAAATACAAATAAAATGCACCACGATATAAGTGGGATACATGAAAATTTGAGCGTGTCGAGAACTTCTTCGCCCGGCAAAAGAACTGCTGTTTGCTTTTTTCGCATGGAGGGCTCCATTTTCTTTGTTGGCGTCGAAAAATCCCAATCACATCTTTCGATTTTTCGCTTGTAGTATGAAATTTCTTTTCTTGAGTAGTCATAGCCTGGTAAATCGTTGATGTATTTTGCAACGAGTTTAATATCTGCGCTTGAGTAATTTGTGCATTTTTTTAAGTATGCGGAGATTTCAAAAGCTGAAAGATACACGGTTGCTACAATGTTGACGTCAATTTTATTCTCGTTTTTATCAAATAAATTACTACACATTTGTGTGACATGATCTTCCATTGATACCAACTCCTTTTATCAAGCATAACATAAAATGCATAAAAAGCAAGGGAAAGAAGGCGATTGCATGGCAGATGGCTCCATCATCATAAAGACGGACATTGATGATAAGCAGGCGCAAATGGAATTAAACAGGCTAACAAAAAAAATCGATGCGCTCAATGAAAAGATCAGCGATAAAAAGCAGCAAGCAATTCCACTCGTGGAGCAATCAAAGCAGATTGCCGCAAATCTCGATGAGGCTAAATCTAAGCTGTCGCAAATGAAAAGCGGAAACGAATTTTTTACATCAAGTGCGATTAAAGACCAGGAACAAACCGTGGCAACGATGCAAAAAGAATGGGATGGTGTGCAAAAAAGGGTTGAGGCTGTAGATGCGTCCATTGCCAAAGATACCAGAAGCCTTGGACGAATGAGCAACCGGGCGGGAGAACTTTCTGCGCAGATTGCTGGCGCAAGTAAGAGTTCTACTGCGCTGGCCGCTGCAAGTAAAAAAGCAGACAAATATATGGATCGGTTTTCTCGCAGAGTAAAAGGGCTTGTCCGTCGCGTGTTCGTGTTTGGCTTAATTGTGCAAGGACTCCGCTCCGTGCGCGAATGGCTCGGGAAGGCGGTTAAAACCAACGATCAGGCTACAAAAGCGCTATCGCGATTAAAAGGTGCTTTGCTAACACTCGCACAGCCGTTTGTGAATGTTTTGCTTCCGGCGTTTACATCATTCGTGAATTTGCTAACCCAATTTGTGACTGCTATGGCGAAAATTACAGCGGTTTTGTTTGGGTCGACGATTGACCAAACAAAAAAAGAAGCAGAGAACCTTTACAAAGAATCGGACGCTTTAGACGAAACGGGCAAATCTGCAAAAAAGGCTGGCAAAGCGCTTGCCTCGTTTGATGAGATTAATAAATTAGGCGGAGACAATAAGGAAAAAACAGAACCGGACTTTAATTTTTCTGAAAATGAAAATTGGCTCGATAAAATGCTTGGAAGCGCAGCGGAAAAAGTTGCAAGCGCTTTGATCTTAGCGGGCATTGCCTTTATTGCCATCGGCGCATCGGTTGGGAGTATTAAGATGGTTATAACTGGATTGCTTCTCATTGGCGCCGGGCTTTTTGTCGCAGAGGAAACCGGAGTTTTGCAATCCTGGGTGGATACACTTGGGCTCAATAATGTTGCGGAATTTATTGTGACGGCTGTAATCCTTGCTGGCATTGCAATGGTCGCAATCGGAGCGGCAACGGGAAACATCCTCCTTGTGATTGCTGGACTTTTGCTGATTGGCTTTGCCGTTCTTTATGCAAAAAACAGCGGCATGATGGATGATTGGGCAGAAACGCTTGGACTTAATCGCGCTGCATCTTTTATTACGGCAGCATTGTTGATCGCTGGCTTTGCGTTAATCGCCATTGGTGCGGCTACCGGTAATATTCTAATGGTGGTTGCCGGAATTGCTTTAATAGCTACTGGCATTTATGTTGGCGTAAAAAGCGGAACGTTTACAGACTGGGCAAGTGCGCTCAAATTAGATTCGGCTTTTGGATATGTGACAGCAGCTATGCAAATCGCCGGAATCGCTATGGTTGCCATCGGCGCGGCAATGGGAAACATTGTGATCGTACTTGCGGGTGTGGCGCTATTAGGGTTTGGCATTGCGGCAGAAGTCATTGGGCAAGAAAGGCTTGAGGCATGGTGGGAGAAGTTAAAGCTGACCTCCGTTGCACAGTGGATATCTGTTGCGCTTCTTCTTGGCGGTATTGCATTGGTCGCATTTGCGGCGGCGACGGCGAACCCGATTCTTTTGGCAGTTGGACTTGGCATTCTTGGCATGGGAATAATTGCAGCAATAAATGAGGGCCACCTCAAGAACTGGGTTGAAACACTCGGCTTGAATAAGGTTGTTGGCTGGGTATCTGTTGCCCTTATGCTTGCAGGAATTGCCCTTATTGCATTTGGCGCAATGACCATGAATATTTTTATGCTTTTGGCTGGTGCGGCTTTGCTTGTGAGCGGTTTTGCGATAGGCACAACCACAAACAAATTTCAGAGCTGGGTTGAAACCTTGCATCTGAATGAAGTTTCCGGATGGGTGTCTACGGCAATGCTTTTGCTGGGTATCGCTCTTGTGGCTATTGGCGCTATGACGCTGAATGTCCCAATGCTTTTAGCTGGTGCGGCGTTGCTTGGCGTTGGTATAGCTGCAAAAGCAGGCGGGTTTAATTCTACGAAATCTGTTTCCGGTGGAAACCCGGCGGCACGTTCTGCTATGCCTGCAATTGCCCCCTCATCCGTTCCGCGTTTGGCGACCGGCGCAGTTATTCCACCGAACCGTGAGTTTTTAGCGGTACTGGGTGACCAGAAGCAGGGGAACAACATTGAAGCTCCTGAATCTGCCATCGAGGCAGCGGTGGCCCGTGGCATGGCGCAGTATGGCGGTGGCAATCAGACGGCGATCCTTAAGATCGGCGAACAGGAATTGGGCCGCATTATCTTCAAGCTGAACAAGGACCAGACGCAGCGCGTCGGCATTAAAGTGACCTAAAGGCGGTGGGTATGAATTACATCAAAATTAACGGGACTTCATTTGATGTGAATGTCGCGATCTCCAAGTACAACGAAAATTTCAGCGTTCTCGATGGGGAGAACGCTGGGAGATCGAAAGACACAGGCCGGATGATCCGCGATGTTCTGGGAACGTACATCGGGCATAAGGTGACCGTTTTCCGCAGAGGGAACGATTACAGAAGCTATGATGCGTTCTGGAACTATCTCAAAGCCCATTCCATTGACGATTCCGTCTTGCTTGAAGCTGCGGACGGCAACACAACTATTTCCTATCGCGCATACTACACCAGCGCATCGCACGATATTGAAAAGGTTGAAAACGGGATCAATTATTGGGGAGAAATTGAAATCCATTTCATTCCCATCGCACCGCAAATCACGCGGTAAGGAGGGCTTATGGATTATGTAATGATCGGCCCTTATCAATTTGACCGGGATGCGTCTAAGGACGACATGCGGCTGGACTACTGCTCATCGTTTCAAGAAGTGGCATTAGATGAAAGCAGTCTTTCGTTCGATACGGTCAGCGTAGAGGTTTGCACTAAAACAATAGGCACACAGCTTTCTGCACTCCCGAATAACACCCCAATCATTGTTTACAGAGGCGGCGAAATCAAAGCAAGATTTGTAAGCAGCGGCGTTTCTCGTATCGGGCCTGTCACCTATCAGCTTACAGGACGCTCCCCTATGGGCGCGCTTACCGGCATGGTGCATACCGGCGGCATTTACACAGGTCAGACCGTGGAAGAGGTTGTAAAAGAAATCTGCGGCAACATCCCTTCGCTGATAAAAAGTGTATATGCCGGGGTCAAACTTTATGGTTGGCTTCCTTATGCGGATGGGAAAGAACGCTCTGCACGAGACAACCTCGCACAAGTGCTTTTCGCCATTGGGGCCTATCTCCGCACAGACCTGAACGGTGTTTTGAGAATTGAACCCTTGTGGGACGGCACGGCATCGTTGATTGATGTCGACCGATCTTACACCGGAGGAACCGTAAAATACGATTCACCCATCTCCGCCGTGACGGTGACAGAGCATCAATACGTTGCGGGGACGGAAGTAAAGGAGCTATTCTCCGGCACGGCGCAGAATGGCGATATCATCACATTCTCCGAGCCGATGCACTCCCTCTCTGCGACTGGCTTCACAATCTTGGAAAGCGGCGCGAACTACGCCAAGATTTCCGCTGGCACTGGCGCACTGACCGGCAAGGCGTATATCCACAACACCCGCCTAATCACGCAGCCTGTGACGGCTGGCGCTGCGGAAAACATCAAATCAGCTACAGACGCCACGCTGGTATCTCTGGTGAATTCCTACGCCGTGGCGAAGCGTCTTGCAGACTATTACCGGTGCCGCGAAACTATCACCAATGACATTGTAAGCGGGCACGAGAAACCGGGCCATGTTGTGAGCGTATATCATCCGTATGACAAGAAAATGGTGTCTGCGTGTATCCAGTCTTTGGACACCACCATGAGTGCGACGCTTAAAAGTAGCATGGAGGCACTGGTGGGCTTCACCCCGGAACAGCCGGAATCTGCGGAGTATTTTGACGAGCGGGTAGTCCTCACCGGCTCCGGCGAGTTCCAGATCCCGGAAGGCACCACAACGATCCACTATGTGATGATCTCC